ATACGATGCCGACAAAGTGCGCTTTCGTTCAGGTTTTCCTGAGAAGATCGGCGGCTGGACCCGTATGGCTAATGCTCAGTTTTTGGGGTTAGCACGAGCGTTATGGAATTGGCTTGCACTTAGTGGCTCTAACTTTCTGGGTGTTGGCACAAATCTTAAATACTATATTGAGCAAGGCGGCACTTATAACGACATTACCCCTGTAGTATTTACTTCAGCTAACGTGGCTAGTGCCTTTACGATTACTAGCGGGTCAAACTCCATGGTTGTTGTGGACGGGGGGTATAGCCCAAGCGTGGGTGATTATTTAACTATTTCTAATGCCGCTAATATTAGTACAAGCAACGTAACTGCAACTGTTTTAAATGCAGAATATTCTGTAATTTCTATAATAAATACATCGGCTTATACAGTAACATTACCTGTAACGGCAAACGCTTCTGCAAATGGCGGAGGGAGTGCTACTGATATTGCCTATCAACAACCTATTGGTCTTAACACATATACTTTAGGCACTGGCTGGGGTGCAGGTCCTTGGCCTGTTACAGGGATAACAACTAGCTTAACTGATCCTTTTACAACTTCAAGTGGAAGTAATGTAGTTACTGTAACTCAGACAGCTCATAATTTAACCAACGGAAAAGCGGTTATATTTTCTAATGCCACGGCTACAGGTGGTGTATCTGCAGTGCTTTTAAATACCTTGTTTTACCCTACAGTTGTTAACGCCAACGCATATTCCATTACGGTTCAAATTAATGCTAATGCTTCTGTAACAGGGGGCGGCAACGTCATTGCTTATACCGAAACAGGCGACCATGGTTGGGGTGAAGGGTTTACATCAGGTATTGGTCAGCAGTTACGCCTTTGGACTAATGACAATTTTGGACAAGATTTAGTGCTTGCTCCCCGTGGCGGTTCTGTTTTTTATTGGGAAGCAGTTACTGGTTTATCAGTGCGGGCACAACTTTTATCTACTTTATCAAATGCAGCAGCTTTTTCAGGACAGTTTGTTCCTAACGCAACTAATCAAGTTGTAGCTTCGGCAATTCAACGTTTTGTTATTTGTTTTGGTGCAAATCCATATGACCCACTTGATGCTAGTACAACCTTTGACCCCTTATTAGTTCGTTGGTCAGATCAAGAAAACCCTTATGAATGGGTGCCTGCAGTAACTAACCAGTCAGGTGAATTTAGACTGTCTAGCGGTTCTTTTATTATGTGCGCTAGAAATACCCGTCAAGAGATTTTGGTTTGGACTGATTCTGCTATTTACTCTATGCAATATTTAGGACCGCCCTATGTTTGGGGTTTTCAGGTCTTAATGGATAACATCTCCATCATGTCGCCCAATGCGGCTATTACGATTAATAACGTAACGTACTGGATGGGTGTTGATAAGTTCTATATTTATTCTGGACGGGTAGAAACCCTACCTTGCGCCTTGTGGCAGTACATTTTTAATGACATTAATAAAGAACAAGCATTCCAAGTGTTCTGTGGGTCTAACGAAGGCTACAGCGAGATTTGGTGGTTCTATTGCTCTGTAGGCTCAAATACTATAGATAAATACGTAATTTACAATTACTTAGAACGTGTCTGGACATATGGCACTATGGCTAGAACGGCTTGGCTAGACTCGGGTATTCGCCAATATCCTATGGCTGCTGATTACAACAACAGAATGTTATTCCATGAATCTGCGGTAGATGACGTGTCTGGTACACAGCCTGTAGCTATTGATGCTTATATTCAGTCTTCTGACTTTGACATTGGTGATGGGCATAACTTTGGCTTTGTATGGCGTATATTGCCTGACATTAACTTTAATGGCTCTAACGTCAATAATCCGTTTGTAACTATGCAGGTCAAACCTCGTAGGAACTCAGGTGCTCCCTATGGCACATCAGATGATCCAGAAGTTATAAGCGCAGACAACTTTGCTAATTCTGCTTCTTATAACATTCAAGAGTTTACAGGGCAGGTCTATACCCGCCTAAGAGGGCGCCAGCTTGCTTTTAGAATTCAGTCAGACAGCCTTGGAGTTAAGTGGCAGCTAGGTAGTCCACGAATTGATATTCGCAACGACGGACGCAGATAATGGCACAGGTACCCCTTCGTCCTTCACAAGCCCCCAATTTACTGATTGCACCAGTAGAGTACCGCCAGCTTTATCAAGATCAGATGAATAACGCCTTACGCCTGTACTTTAACCAAATTGACAACTTTACTCAAAACGTAACAGTGCCCGCTTCAGGTACTACGACAAATAGACCTACGGAAAATCTACAGGTTGGGCAGTATTACTTTGATACAAGCCTTGGGTATCCGATCTATTGGAATGGTTCAGATTGGGTAAATGCCCTTGGAGAGCCCTTAATTTTCTTAACAGGCGTAAAAACAATAGGAAGAGTTGGTACTGTAACGGTTACAACTGTCTGACAACATGATAAACTTCAATCAATCCAACCATATGAGGCCCACATGAGCTTCTTTGACAGTTTAATAGATACATCTGCCTATCAATCTCAGGCAATGTCGAGACAACCTGGTGCGCCTCAAGCTGCGTTGCCACAGCAACCAATGCCTCAAATGCCAGCGCAAGGCATGGCAAAGGGTGGTCTAACCGCTGCCAATGAGAATATTAAACAAATACAGATAATGAAAGTAATTGGCAATTACTTTAAGAATAAGGGTTTACCCGTAGAACCAGCAATGGCTGGCGTACAGAAGGAGATTGAAAATGGTCTCCAGTTAATTCCTTTTGAGAGCTCGGTTATGGGGTTTAAACCATTAGGAAAAGGCGTAGCTCAGATTCATTTTTTTACAGTTGGTACTATGAGGGATCTTGCTAATGATATGGAGTACTTTTATAAGTATCTAAAAGATAAAGGTATTAATACTGTTTATGACTCTATTCCAGCTCCCATAACCATCCAAATGTTCCAACAGTTAGGTGCTCAGGTAATGCAATCTGACAATCCAAAGTATAAATTCAAGGCACAGATATGAGTGTTGTTGCAATAAAGCCTAGAACCGCATCTCTTTTAGAGGCGAAGATCGGTAATTTATATCAGACAGCAAAAGCGCAGCCACAGATTAAATGCGAAGAAAAACATCATTTTGGACCTAACCTCTACATTAAAGAAGTAACTATGCCAGCTGGCTCGTTGATTATTGGCAAACATCACCGCATGGAGCATCTCTGTAATATGGTTTCAGGACGTATGATCGTCATGGATGAGCAAGGTAATAAGAAAGAATTAGTTGCGCCAACGACCTTTATGGCTAAGCCTGGGCGTAAAATTGCTTATATTATTGAAACAGTTGTATTTCAAAACATTTACTCAACACCAGAGACCGACATAGAAAAGCTAGAAAATATGTGCGTAGACAACTCAAAAGACTTCTTGCTGGAAGGGAACTAATATGGCATTCGTTACGATAGCAGCCACAGTCGGTGGAGCCGTAGGACTAACTGGTTTAGCAGCCACTATTGGTGGTGGAGCTTTGATTGGTGCTGGCGTAGGCGGTTTATACAGTGCTGTAACTGGTGATGGCGATATTCTTAACAGTATGCTTACTGGCGGTCTTATTGGCGGTATTGGAGCATTTGGACTCAATGCTTTTGGAGTTGGTGCTGGCGGTGCTGCAACGGGTGCTGGTGGCGCAACGGGAGCTGGTGGTAGTGCATTAGCTAGTCAAGCAGTGGCACCAGCAGCAACGGCAGTCAATACTGTAACCCCAGCCATGCAAGCAGCAACAGCAAATGCAGCTAATTTAGAAGCATTAGCTCTTGCTGAAGGGTCAACAACTGCTGGCATGGTTCCAGCAGCTAATACAGGATTAGCAGCTAATACGGTACTTCCAGCCAGTATGACATTTACCCCGCCAGCTCCACCTCCTCCTGTAGGAATGACAGGTATGAAGGCGCTTGGTTATGGATTAGCTGGAACTACAGCGCTGTCTTTATTAGGTGGTAAAAAAGGTGGCGCAGGTGCAATGCCAGATCCTGGAATGATTCGTCCATACGAATACACATCAACGCCCAATGACCCAACAGGTATATATCCATCTCCGTTTGCTACGGCATCTTATGATGCAGCTGGTATGCCAATTATGGATACCAGAGAGCGCAATTACTTTACTCAGTCGTTTAAGGCATTAGAACCTTACTCTGCAAAATCTGGAACTCCAAATCCAAATATTCCAATAACAGCAGCTAGAGGTGGAATTATGCAAGCCTATCAAGCTGGCGGTCCTG